GGATTCTTCCGAACCCAAAAGTATAGACGAAATTAAACGTTTTGAGGTAACGATTAAAGGAGTAACGAAGGGTAGGGATTCAATAAACTACGGAATAGATGTTATTCAGCGTAACGATTACTTAGTTACTTCGAACAGCGGTAATTTAATCAAAGAATTACGCGCGTATGTTTGGGATACGGACAAGCAAGGCAACCGACTAAATAAACCAATAGATTTTAATAACCACGCAATAGACGCGTTTAGATACCACGAAATGGAAACGCTCGGGATAGGCTCAAACTACGGAAGTTATGCAATACGATAAAACGAACGATATGCAAGTAATGATTTCTCGTGTTGAACAATACATACACGAGCGCACGGGAAAAAAGGTTCGAATCGTATTTAATAATATGGCTAGGTTTAGCGCTCATTTTGATATGCTAATTAAAGCGCACGAACACGTTGTGAATTACAAAAACACGAATAAATAATTATAAGTATATGAAGTTAGATATAACTATACCAAGTTCAATTAACGAAATACCTTTAGTGAACTACCAAAAGTTCCTAAAGTTGCAGCAATCGTCCAACGACGAAGAATTTATAGCGCAGAAAATGATTGAAATATTTTGCGGTATTCAGTTAAAGGAAGTTGTTAAAATGAAACTAACAAGCGTTAACGAACTAATTATACACTTCAAAAATATCTTTGCAGAAAAGCCAAAGTTCAAACCGACCTTTAAGATAGGCGAAATAGAATACGGGTTTATTACGGACTTAGAAAATATAAGTTTCGGCGAATACGTGGACTTGGATAACTACTTGGCGAAGTGGGAAGACTTCCACAAGGCTATGGCGGTTATGTACCGACCTATTAAAATACGGAACAAAGATAAATACGAAATAATCGAATACAACGGAGCGGGCGAATACGCGGAACTAATGCAGTACGCGCCAATGGACGTAGCTATATCCGCTTCGGTTTTTTTTTGGACTTTAGGAAGCGAGTTACTAAGCGCTACCCTAAACTATTTAGAGAAGGAACTGAAGACGATGAGCGAGAACGAACAAGCGACTTTAGCGCACGAACTCAATTCGGAAAAAAGTGGGGGTGGTATTCAAGCATCTATGGACTCGCTAAGGGAGACATTACAAAGTACGACGAAGTTACTAAATTCGGATTATATAAGTGTCTTACCTATCTCACGTTCGAAGCAGAAAAAAACGAAATAGAAATGTTAGAAATTAAAAAGAATTACAAATGAACGGATACTATTCTTTACTAAACGAACTTAGAACACACTTTAACGCCGACCCGTTAGTTAACACCGTTTCGCAAGGTTCTATCTTTAACGTTGACTTAGGTAAGCAAACTATTTTTCCACTGGTTCACGTAATGGTAAACCAAGTTACTTTTAACGACAACGTAATGACTGCGAACGTTACTTTAATGGCTATGGATAATGTAAGCCAACGTAAAGAAGAAGCACCAAACTCGTTCGAAACAGCGGATAACGAAATAGACGTTTTGAATACTCAGTTAGCAATATTAAACCGAGCGTTTGAAATGCTTAAACACGGAAATATTTGGGACAACCTATACCAATTAAACGGAGCGCCTACGTGCGAACCTTTTATTGAACGCTTTGAAAATTATTTAGCGGGTTGGGCTATGACCTTTGATGTAGATTTCCCTAACGATATGACACGCTGTTAAATGGATAAGGAACTACAACTTAAAGCGCTTGAAGAATTTAGGGACTTTGTAATATCCAAGGCGAAAAGTAACCTACGCAATAAAAAAAGCACTGGTAATTTAAGTCAAAGTTTGAACGCGGAAGTAAAGGTAATGCCTAACTCAATTCGTTTCTTTTTTGAAATGGCGGAATACGGATTTTATCAAGACAAAGGGGTAAGCGGTACACGGAAAAAATACGACACGGAGTTTAGTTACACTACCAAAGCGCCACCACCCAAAGCGTTCGACAAATGGATAGTAAGAAAAGGAATAGCGCCACGAGACCAAAGCGGAAAATTCTTAACTCGTAAATCTTTGCAGTTTGCCTTGTCAAGGTACATATTTGTAAACGGAATAAAACCGAGTTTATTTTTTACAAAACCTTTTGAAACAGCATTTAAGAATTTACCCGACGAATTAATAGAAGCCTACGGGTTAGAATCCGAAGAACTATTCGATACTATAATGAAAGAAAATTTTAGAAACTATGCCAATAAATAGAATATTTGCACGAAGCCCGTATATTATAGAAGTAAACGAAGTAGGGCAAAGCGGAAGTAAAGTAGAATTATTTATATATCAAAACGGAACAACCCCGCCACCTTCGCCAAGTTACACGTTAGAAAAGTTAATACCTTCTTCGAACGATATAAAAAACTATTATAATATTTCTCCTTATTTAATGGAGCAAATTAAACACGATTCCGTTTCTCAAAACTATTCAACGGATTCGGGAATATGGGGAGTAGACAACTATATTAAAGTAGACGTAAAGCGTTATAAGTTAACGTTGTCGGGTTATGTTTTTTTAGACACTACTACTTATTGGGCGTTTGATGGATATGGCTATTACTCGCAAGGTTATAACCCTTTGCATATTGGCGTTATGCCCGTACACTTAGACCCAAAAGATTATTACTACTGGGTAGATGCAAACAACAACCCCGCAGTTAATCAACTACAAAGAGCGGGTACGTTTACGGCTTATTTAAGGTCTGGAAGAACAATTAGGTACACACAATTTCAAACGGGTTTAACGCATTCATACAACGTACTAACCGATGACGTTTTTAACTTATATCGTGTTTATCCAAGTTACTATCTTACGGGAAACAAAGTAGAAGTTTTGGTAGGTGCTTCGGTTGTTTGGGAAGCGAATTTCTACCCAATAGAAGAATGTAGGTACGATGTAATTACAATAGATTTTATAAATATGTACGGAGCGTGGCAACGTGAATTTATGTTCAAAGCGTCCTATGAAAGTTTATCTACCAACTCAACCGAATTTAATTTAATGCAAACGATGGGGTTATTTGGTTCGTGGGACACCAACTTAAACCAACGCCAAACCTTTAACACGAACGGAACAATTAGCTACCGAGTTAATACGGGGTGGGTGGACGAATCTTTTAACTCAAACATTCAACAACTACTTTTAAGCGAACGAATCTTACTTAATAACGAACCCGTTAAAATGAAAACTAAAGAGTTCGACAAGCAAAAGAACATAAACAATAAGACGATTAATTACGTACTGGAATTCGAACAAAGCAACGACCTAATTAACAACGTGATTTAATGAAAAGACAAGTACGCATATTTGTAGAAGGTAGGGAGTTAGATTTATTCTCAGACGAAACAATCGAAGTAAATTCTACGATTCAAAACATACAAGACATTTCCAAAACGTTCACGGACTTTTCGCAGTCGTTTACAATACCCACAAGCGCGAATAATAACGCTATTTGGGAATACTTCTACGAGAACGCGTTGAATAGTTCAATTAATTATCAAGAACGCTTAGACGGGTACATAGAAATAGATATGACATTTTTCCGTAGGGGTAAAATCCAAATGGAAAAAAGCCAACTAAAAAACGGACAACCTAACTCCTACACGATAACTTTTTACGGCGATGTAACCACGCTTAAAGATTTAGTAGGCGAAGACTTATTAAGCGACCTTGACTATACAACCATAAACCACGACTACACCTTTAACGAGGTTTTTCAGCGTGTAATTAATTACGGGACGGATTGGGACGTATGTTACCCGCTTATAACTTCAAATCGAATTTGGGAGTATTTAAGTACGCAACCACAAAGCAATATACCGCAATGGTTAATTCCGTTTATGGGTTCGGGAAGTAATGACATACACACGAACACGGGTGCGATAGATTACCGCGAGTTATTCCCTTCCGTTAGGGTAAAATCAATTTTCGATATTATCGGACTTCAATACGGGGTAACTTTTACAGGCGCATTCTTAAGCGACCCGAAATTTACGCAAGCGTACTTATGGTATAAAAATAAAAATTCGTTTGAATTTAGTGGGCAACCACAACAACTTGACTTAGATACAATAGTAAGCCAATTTACACCAACGTACCCGCTTAATTTTTACGTTGATTCTTCGTTAAACCAAATTACAACCCCGTTTTTTAATGGCACTGTTTGGTTGCAGCATTCAATAACGTTAGACGTTACTTCCGTAAGTTCTCCTTCTATTACTTATTGGATAGACACCTACCGAAACGGAGCGTTATTTTCAACGACACAAGGCACGGGAGCGGCTTCGTATGGACTTGCCTTAGTAACAAATGTTCAAGGCTTAAACGATGTTTATGAGTTTTACATACGTTCAAATTTTCCGTTAACGTTTGATTCCGAAATACAATACGAAGTAACTTACATTACTTCCGTGAATCCGATTCCTACAACTGAATTTATTAGGTATTCAAATGTTACGTTAAACCTTAGTTCGTTTACCGACTTAGCGCAGTTAGCGCCACAAATAAAAGTAACGGACTTCGTTACGGGAATACTTAAACAATTTAACTTAACGTGTTTTGGTACTGGCGTGAACACTTACGAAATAGTTCCTTTAGACGATTGGTACGGAGCGGGCGCGATTATCGATATAACCGAGTTCACGGATAAAACCGAAATAGGAATAGACCGCGTAAAACTTTATAAAAAAATAGGGTTTGCGTTTGAGCAATCTAATTCGTTAATGAATAAAGCCTTCTTTGAGCAAGGGTTAAAGGAATACGGAAACACGGAATACCAATACCCATACGACGGGGGGGAATTTACGATTAAAGTTCCTTTCGAAAATCTTTTGTTTAATCAATTTTCAAGCGGTGGAACTCCAACGGGTTTACAAGTAGGATATTCATTAGATAGCGCCTTTGCGCCTTACATACCTAAGCCGTGTTTACTTTACAAATATGGCGGTGTTAATTTAGTTGACCATATACACTTTACCGACGGAAGTAGTTTATATCTTACGAACGACTACACGATGTTCGGACAAGATTTAACCGACAACGGAATAAAGTATAGCACCAACTTTGCGCCCGAAACTTCTTCGTACTGGCTTACCCCTATTCAACAAAGCATATTCGCTACGTATTATTTTCCTTACTTGACTAACTTATTTAACCCTAAAAATAGGCTAACAACTATTAAGGCGAATTTACCCGTTTCGATTCTTACGGGGTTGCAGTTAAACGATAGGTTAATCATTCGAGACAAGCGTTATTTAATTAACGAAATGAAAACGAATTTAGTAAGCGGGGAAACTACGTTCGAACTACTTAACGATTTTATGCCCGTAATGCCCGCGAGAATAATTAACACTTCGCCAAATACGCCAACTTCGCCACCACCACCACCCGTACCAATCGTAGGGGTTCCAATTACATTTCCTAACTTAGCACCAAGCCGAGGTAACACAATACGAGCCACTTTTACAAGTTCTAACCCCGATGTTATTTTACCCGCGCCAATTACAAGCAGTCAACGGGTTACGTTTATTCTTCCCGATGTAACAGGTAACGAAGAACGAATAACCGAGGAAGCGGATTTAAGGATAGTGGAAGACGGAAGGCAATTAAATACTGAAGGCGCTAACGATGTTATAGATATTAGGGTAACTTATTTAGGCGAAGACGGAAGCGAACAAACGCAAGAAATAATAATTATTAGAAGATGAGTTATATAAATCAAATAGTACAACTATTACAAGTAGCGGATTTCGTAGGCGAACACGAATACATTGAGATTGCAAAAGGAAAATACAAACTACACTACGACTTAAAGGGAACGTACAAACAAGCAATAAGAGAGTTTAGAATACAAAGACAAATTAAAAATGGCAGAAAAAAGAACTATTGAACTTGAGATTCAAGATAACACCAAAAGCCTAAAGGCGCAGTATAAAGAAGCCGTTGTAGAATTACAAAAAGTTTCCGCAGCCTACGGAGAAACAAGCACCGAAGCAATCCAAGCCGCTAAGGCAGCCGCAGAACTTAAAGACCAAATCGGATTTACGAATGACTTAGTAAACTCGTTTAACCCCGACGCTAAATTTGATGCACTCAGTAAATCGTTTGGAGGTGTCTTGGACGGGTTTTCAGCGGTTCAAGGTGCTATGGGGTTAGTTGGTGTAGAATCCGAAGCCGTAGAACAAACTATGCTAAAGGTTCAAAGCGCTATGGCTTTGTCTCAAGGTTTTCAAGGTTTAATGGAAGCCAAAGATTCATTTAAGCAATTAGGCACGGTAGCAAAAGACACTTTTAAGAGTTTGTCTTCCGAAAGTAGCTTAGCGGGTAAGGCAACGAGCGCACTCGGACCAGTATGGAAGGCGGTAGGGATAAGCGGTAAAACTTCTTTAAGCGCAATTCGTGCGGGAATAGCTGCAACGGGAATCGGTTTATTAGTAGTTGCGTTAGGTGCGGTAGTTGCTTATTGGGACGATATTAAAGCGGCAGTCGGTGGGGTTACTGGTGAAATGGAAAAGAACTTAGAACTAAGCCACCAACAA